AGACATTTGGAGCTTTTCCGTTTTTGATAATAGATATAAGTGAAAAAAGTTCTTACTTTAATAAAGAAACTTCTAACTTTGATTTTATAAATTTGGAATTGACATTAAAAGAGTATATAGACAATCCGCAAAAATACAATCAAATAATAGAACAGTTAAAAATTCAAAAAAAGGAGCAAGAAAAACTTACAGAAGTGGAAGTTGCAAATGTAGAAACTGAACAGAAATCAAAATTACAGGAATTTGCAGAAAAAGTAGGGAACAAGGTTAATGATATAGCAGGGAAAGTGGATAAGGCTATTGAAATTGCTGAAAATAAGAAAAAAGAAATATTGGATCAGCTTGAAAAAATTAAAAAAGATGCAAAAATTGATGAGCTAATGGATTTAGTAAGAGCAGGAATGATTACAGCGGATAAAGCTAATGAAATGATAGACTATGCCAAAAATTTTTCCAAGACTGACAGAGAAATTTTGCTGAACTTTTTGAGAAATCAGACTGGAGGGAAATAATGATATATATTTCATCCAACCAAGAAATTAATTACAATCCTCAAAATACATTGGAGGAAGTAAAAACAAATGTTGGAATGATCTTAAGAGTGTGTAAGGAAGAGCAGCCACTTAATCGTGATTTCAGTTTTGACAGCGATTTAATAGATAAAAATATTAATATCGTAGAAAATAGATTGACTTCACATTTGCTTAAAGTATTTAGAAAATACGAACCAAGAGCATCATTAAAACAAACTAAAATCGTTATGAAAGATACATATAATAATGATTTTGACATTGAATTAGGAATTGAGGTGGTAAACATTGAATGAACAGATAGATGAAAATTATGAAATTATAGATGCTGATTCATGGGAACTTAAAAGAGATATGATTGATAAATTTCAGGAATTAAGTGGAAGAAAGCTTACAGAATCAAGTCCAGAGACATTGATTTTTGAAACGGTTGCTTATATGATTGGATTGAGAGAAGAAAAATATAACGATGAAATGAAACAGAATTATTTAAGATTTGCAAGAAATGAGCGGTTAGATTTACGGGGAGAAATTTACGGGAGTCGTGGAAAAAGACTTTCAGAGCAATCAGCAAAATCAACATTTAGATTTTCAATTAGTGCAATTCAGTCGACTGACATTACAATTCCAAAAAATTCAAGGATTAGATATAACGAATTGTATTTTAGTACAAATGAAGAACTTAAAATCACTAAAGGAAATTTATTTGTGGATGGTATAGCTACTTGTAATACGGTAGGGAAAGTTGGAAATGATATCCCAGTCGGACAAATAAAAGAAATGGTTGATTTATTTCCGCATTATAAATCGGTTGAGAATATTACTGTAAGTAACGGAGGTTCCGATATTGAAGATGACAACATTTATAGAGAAAGAATTCGTATTTTACCTGAAAGTTTTAGTGTGGCAGGTTCTAGTGGTGCATATGAATTTTGGACAAAAAGTGCAAGTCAATCGATTTTAGATGTTAAAGTTAGAAGTCAGAATCCGTGTGAAGTAGATATTTATGTGTGGACAGATATAGGGCTTCCTACGTCAGAATTAAAAGATAGAATTTACAATGTTGTAAATAGTGATCATGTAAGACCTTTAACGGATAAAGTAACCATTAAAGAGCCTGAAATTATAAATTACGATATTAATTTATCATATTATATTAATTCTGAAAATGAAATGCTTGTAAATACAATAAAATCAAATGTTTCAAATGAAATTAATAGCTTTATTAACTGGCAAAAAGAAAAACTGGGAAGAGATATAAACACTGATGAATTGATAAAAAGATTAAAGTTAGCAGGGGTAAAGAGGGTAGAAATTATCAGTCCTTTTTTTAAAAAGATAGAATATAATCAAGTTGCCGTGTGTAAAAATATGACTGTAAATTATCAGGGGGTTGAAAATGATTAATATAAACGATTTAAAACTTACCGATATAGCCGCAGAATCAACTTTATTAGATAAAACAACAAGATGGATATATGAATCAATTGATTATGTTTTAAAAATGCGACACGAAATAGCAAAACAACGATTAGATTTAATCGGTAGAATTAATTATTTAAGTGAGTATGAATTAGATTTATTACTATGGGAATATCATGTAGAAGCATCATTTGACGAAATTTCTTTAGAAATAAAAAGAAAATTAATTCTTGAAAGTTTAATAACTCATATGAAAAAAGGAACTAAAGGAGCAGTTGAAAATATAACCAACAAATTAGTTGGAGGTACAGAAATAATAGAATGGTTTAAATATGATGGAGTACCTGGAAAATTTAAAATAAGGACAACTGTGAATACGCAGAATATAGAAATGTTTAACAAACTAATTAATACAATTAATAACACTAAAAATGTACGAAGTCACATAGATATATTGGAATATATTAGAGAGAATATTCATGATTATTACATTGGAATAGGAATAGTTATAAATAATTATTATAAAATAGAAGTTAGGGGGTAAAATGGCAACATTTAAGAGAACAACTATTACAGATAAAGGTAGAAGTTTAATTTCAAAATCTTTATCAAACGAAACAAAAATAAATTTTACTAGATTTGAAAGTACAGAATTTATTTACAATGATTTCGTGGATACGTCGAAAGTCTTGAGAGTAGATAATCCCGTACAAAATGTTAAAATTAGTGAAATTACAAGAAAAAATGAAAAAGTTATGTTGAGAGCAATATTTACAAATGAAAATATATTGAATACTTACAAAATAAACGCAATAGGTATATATGCAAAAGATGATAGTGATAATGAAATACTATTTGCTTTATTGATTGCTGATAATCCAGATACAATTGAAAAACAGCAGGGACAGATAGTAACATCTATTACAATAGATTTATTTTTTGTGTTATCTGATAAAGTTAATGTGAGTTTAACAGTAAATAACAATGCAATAGCAACAATTCAAACAATTAATGAATTTAAAAGCTTTGTTGAAACAAATTATGTAAAAAATATTGATTTTTCAACAGAACAAAAAAATGGAATAGCCAAAATCTATTCTGAAACAGAATCTGAAAGTACAGCAGAAAAAGTTAAAGAAGTAGTCAAGGCAGGGAACGGAGATACACAGGAAGTAGTAAATGAAAGACCAACAGGAGAAACTGTGTGGAGCAAGTTAATTAAAACGTTAGATCATACAAAGATTTTGAGTGTTAGAGGATTGGTAAAAATCTTAAGCAAATTTTTAAAGCCTGCAACCGAAAATGAATATGGACTCGTCAATTTTCAAACGATTAAACAAGTGTCACCTAAGCCTGATTTAAGTCCGTATATTCCATTTTCAAAAGGATATAGGAATAGTAGTAATAGCGACTTTGTACTAAGAGGCAATAATACTGACTGCTGGGCACCACGACATCTGTATATGTATCTTGAAAATGGTGACTATATGGGCTGTTTTCATGTAAATGGAGGAAGAGCTTATTATAAAGTTCCAAATCGTAACGGAGGAAACTGGTGTGAAATCATGGATAATCACGATATGGCTGCAAGAGATAATCGTATGAACGTGATAGATGGAAATGTAAACGCAGCACGAGGAAGAGCTGATGACGCTTGGAACAGGACACAGCATTTGTATGATTTACGTAACCAAGATAATAATGATAAGTGGCAGAATTATATAAGAGACATCAGACTTGCAGGTTTTATGGAGTTACCTCTGTGGGGTGCAAATACATCTACTGAAAGAGGCGGTTATGTGGTAACAGGTATAAGAAACCATGATGCTAATTCTGTTCTGGGAACAGGTGATTACGCACAATTGAGGGCGTTGCAATTTTTTAGAAACGGACAATGGTTAAACATAGGATTTGCATAGAAGGAGGTAAAAATGAAATTTATAGTAGATAGAACTGAAGCGAAACAATTTGAAGATGGTATGAAATACATTGCCATATTTGATAAAGATAATAAAGATTGGTATGAAGAATTAAAAAAATTCAAGACCGACACTTTAAAAGTAATGTACAACAAGGAAACTTATTTGGTTTTAAGCACAAATATAGATGCCACTATGATAGCACCAACAATGGTTGGAGATGTAGTGGAAGAAATAGAATATCAGGAAGTAAAAGTAAATCCAAATTTGTATTTTGTGGATGGAAAAGTTGTAGAATTACAGAATTATGAAACTATTAAAAATGGTAAAATTGTATTTAATCGAGACAAAAAAATAGAAGAAATAAAAAAAGAATTATACGATTTAAGAGTGGAGCGTGATATTGCACCATTTGAATTTGAAGTTGATGGTGTGGCATATTTGCAAAATAACAGGAGTATAGATCAATCAAATTTAACAAGAATTGTCGTAATGTGCCAAGCATTGAAGAAAACAACTTTTGAGAATTGGAAATTTTATACAAAGGAAAATAGTGAGAAATATGTAAATTTAACTATACAGGACATGATGAAAATGGCAAACATAATGCAAGAACAGACTACTAAATCAATGGCTGCAGAAACATTGCT